TAGGTCTGATAAGATGAGACATGAAAATTATCTCTTTATCCAATCCAACACCCGTATTGACATTGACTGAACCGTCCTCCAATTTTACAAAAGATATATCATAAATGGTTTTTGGGTTTGTAAACAACACCTCAGCATCCTCAATTACTTTCATTTCGTCAAATTTAAGCAATTGACATATTTTATATAAATCAGATTGCTTTGATACTAACTCAATGTAATCATTTATTATAATCTTTTTAGGTTGGAAACCTGGAACCGAAATCTGACACTTAGTTGGAATTATCGACACATTTTCAAATTGAGACACTTTGTGTATTCTTTTTGAGCAATTAACCGTTGTTATCAAATCAATTAGAAATTCAGGTAAACATATTTCTAGGTTTCTTAATTTCTTTTTAAGTGATGATGGGTTATCATGACTCGTATAGAAAATTAGCATTGAGGCATTTAAATTTGTTAATTTAGAGGAACAAACTTTAACAATCTCAGAAAATGATGATTGCACATTCAAACCGAGAATAGATTTTAGGGTTCTTAAATCATTCGGTTTAAGTGTTTGTAATGATGCGACAATTCTATTAGTCACATAATCGCTAAATGTAGCATAATTAATTTCAAAATAATTTTCTACAAAGATCGGACCTTGCTTACTCGATAAGTAAACTGAATCTAAATAATCGTGTGGTGTAAATTTTATAACATCAAATAATGTATTTGCCATGGTTTTAATCAATTAAGTCAGAAAAGTTTATAATTGATGATTTCCTTAGAACATTCTCCATCCAATTTCAAGAAATCTATTTATTGGAACCTTATTATCTATCAATCTACCATCAGAAGTTAGCACCTTAAATGTGACATTTGATTTATTTAGAACTCTATCTTTTAGTTCTTTATCAACTGACATGAATTTCACAAACAAGGAATAAGACCTCTTAATTTGGAATAATAGTGATAAATATCTAACAATTAATCTTTCAGGGCCTGCGAAATCAACAAACCTTTCAGGATATAATGTTCTGGCTATTAACCATAAATCATCATTATCAGGTTCTGAATTGTAATCCCACTCGAATCCAAGAAACGAAATATCATCTTTATAACCAACAACTTTAGATTTATTTAAATTTAATCTAAAATTAAAGATTTTAAATATTGTTTTAAGTAACTTTTCATCTCCCTCATCAATTAATATAATAAAGTCGTCACCTTGTACTAAATATTCAAACTCATTTAAAATTTTGCCATTCTTAATAACTGAAAAATAGTTCAGAACGACTATCAAACTGAAAGTATTTAGAAGACTCGTAAACCACATACCAGTGGGGTTACTCCCATTTGTTATTACAATCTGTTGATTAAGCATGATTGGCGTTTTAACAATCCAGTATATCAGTGGTATACTTCTAAAGAATTCCTCTTTGGTAAGGAATTCACTCGAAAATGAATAGAAAATGGTCATTAGAAACTTCGAGATTGACACGTCACAATTAGATAAATCGCCACACAATATCCTTTTTCCCATTGTTTTTGAATTACCTCTAACTTTCTTCACAAGACTTGAAATTTGAACCCTCGTATAACCAATACAAGCTATATTCTTGAAGGTTTCCAAAAATCTATCCTTGAAAGACTTGAAAAAGTGAACCTCTAAGGCCAGGATTAAGAAAGGAACACCTTGAATTTGCCTGATCTTTGTGTTTTTCTTAATGAAATCACCTGATTCTTTGAGTGATGTAACAAATCTGTGGAAAATGGTGACAGGATACTGCCATAAGTGAGTTAGTTTAATATCTCCTGAAAAATACCTTTCAAACATCACTTTAGTTCCTTCTACTATTTCAATATCACCTTTCTTACCATAAAACGGAAATCCGCTTGAAGTGCTTTTTGGTAGAAGATCAATTGACTCATAGAAACTAAGCTTTTTAAATGGTTTAATTCCTTTAATTCTAATCTTACTATAGATATGCTCTAAAACAGTAAGTAGGCATTTTGCATCTATTCTGTTTTGATCTGAATCAAGGTTGTTAACCATTGCCATAACTATTTCTTTGTCTTTCTCTTTAACATCAAACGCAGTAATTCCTACTTTACTATCAACGATTCTATTAATTGTGTTTGGGAATACTTTGTCAAGAATATCAAATGCAGAGAACTCTATACCAGGAACTGAAAATTGACTAGCTTTAACGAAACCAGTCTTAAACTTCAAGATATCAAATCGGAAGTCCTCAACAGAGTTAATCGTCTCTGAAATTAAAATCATTCGATCAAGCAAGTCATTACAGCATGAGTTCTTAGAAAATAACCTCATTTTATTAAACAACATATTATATTTATTTTGATAAATATATAAAACATTCTACAGTCTATTTATTGCATAAATAGACGGCCCCAAATTTAATCTCCAAGACGCTGGGTTCACAATTCCCACGCTTAGTAGATCGTATACCAGAAACGTACTGTCTCTCGCTGAAGGGGTACCAAATAGAAATGACTACTCAATACACTGATATCCTAGCAGTTAAAGCAAGATAATAAGACACGTCAATTTGTTTCAAAAATATGAATCTGGCAGTGACGAGAGCACACAGGAAAAGATCCTATGAGGGCTCAGCTGGGACCGGATATTTACGTGCAACATCTCCCTCCCAAGTAACCCTTGGTGTCTTTCAATCGGAAGAAGACAAGTAGAAAATACATCGCTCGGAACGGG